TTAAAGCAATCCTGCCTGACATTGAGTCTGGGATTGCGTATGTTGTTTTCATCGGGGGGATTGATGAATGATTTACACATTGCCCGATGGCCAGCAATTAAAAATTACAATCGAATTGTTGCCGGCCGCGTCATCAATTGTCGCGCCAAAGAAGGATATTAAATTATCAAATCTGGCTCATTTAATTGGTGGTGATGAATCGTTTGCTGATTTTGCTAGAAAAAATCTGCAGGAATACATTAAGCAATTCTTGATTGCTGATAAATTTATGGGCGGCCAACACGAAAAAATCGCGCAATTAATCAGATTTATTTGCAGCGTAGAAAGCCGATCAGAATTAGACAGTAATGCCGATGCCGCAGAGCAATTTAATCGAGCAATTCTCGGGCCGTATAATTTATATAAACAACACTTAGGGGATAATCATGAATGAATTACGCGGAAATGAAGGGCGCGACGGGGAACGAATACACCGGCCGAGTTAACGCAATGCAATTTGGGAAATATAAAATTGTCATTCTGGATGCCGAAATCTGCTGGGGAGGCTGCACAAGGAAGACATGTCAGGAATGGATTGATTATGACGGGACTGAACTTAATGAATATGATGAAAAATATCTCGAAACAATAACCAAGCCGTTTATCAGAATGGTTTTAGCAAGTAAATCTGCCACCCGCACAGATCAAATCGGGAATTAACTAACATAAACAAAAAGGTGAGAAATATGGAATTATATATTACAAAACAAAATATAATCAGATCAGTAGTTGCATTTATTGCAATTATTGCCACGGCAATAATGTGGCCGTTTCATGTAGTGCCAACCGGAAGTCGTGGGGTTGTTACTCAATTTGGGGAAATAATAAATATTGAAAATGAAGGTCTTGTGATACTTCCGCCGTGGCAAGCATTAACAAATTTCAGCGTTAGAGCAGAAACCGCAGACATAGATCACGCAACCGGAAGCACAAAGGACACTCAGCCGGTGATTGTTGATATGACTGTTCGCTATTCAATCTTGCCCGATAAGGTTAGTGATGTTTATGCAAGATACTCAAGGGATGGCAATATCTCATCGTATATACAGACGGCTGCGCAGGAATCATTTAAGGCTGTTACCGCAAGATACAAGGCGACGGATTTAATTGATTTACGCACAAAAGTATCACACGAAATAACGGAAGGCCTTAAAGAAAAACTTGCGATCTATGGCGCGCAGGTTATCAATATCGACATAAGAAATTTCGAATTCAGCAAGGAATACATGCATGCGATCAATGACAAGGTTACGCAAGAGCAGCTAAGGCTGGCCGCTGAAAATAAATTAAAAACAGTAGAGGCAGAACAAAAGCAAAAGGTTGCAATTGCTGAAGCTGAAGCAAAGGCGACAATGGCAACAGCTGATGGGGAGGCCTATGCAAATTTAAAAATTGCACAGGCTCAAGCTGATGCATTGGCAATACAAAACAAAGCCCTCTCGCAAAATAAAGATGTGTTGGAGCTAAGAAAAATAGAGGTGGAAAAAATAAAGGCAGAAAAGTGGAATGGGGCCTTGCCACAAAATATCTATGCTGGATCACCAATTCCATTTTTGCAGGTTGGCCAATAATATTTTGGCCGCCATTATTCTTGGGTGGCGGCTAAAAATAAATCATAATTACAGGGTTCGTATCATGCATAAATGGCACGGCGACACGTTAAAATCAGATGACGAATTAAAGTCAGAAAAATACCGCGAATATCATTATAAAAGCTCGCAATTCCAACAAGTTCAGGCCTTGGATTTTATAATGTGGTGCCAGCTGTTAAGAAAAAATTGATAGCTCATTTAGTTATTCGTGATGCAATAGAAAATGTTTTGCCGCGCAATCCGTGGCTGTATGCGAGGTGGTGGCAATGAAAACCTGTCAAAATTGCCAGCGAGAATTCAATAGCCGGCAGGCCACCTGCTCTCCAAAATGCGGCAATGAATCACGCTCAAAAAAAGCAATGGCGAATTTTAATGAAAGGAAAAAGCGATTCGCTGAAATATGGAATTCCTTGCAAATGGGACAACGCGGGCAGTATATCGCCGCGCTGATTAACGTCAGTTATCGCACAGTGGAAACATGGTTTTATAATAATAGCCGCGCAATTCCTGAAAAGAGATTGCGCAAATTGGAGGAAATACTATGCTCGAATTAACGAAGAAAGAAATTGATCAGTTAAAAAAGCGATCTGAAGTCATGCATGAAATTGAAAGAAAGTGGCAAAACCCTCCAGATTGCGCCTGTGGTGGCAAAAACATAGCGTATTTATTTGCTGAAAATTACTGCAAATCAATCTGCAATAAATGCAAAAAGAAAACCCAGCACGGGGAAATAAAATGACAATAATCAGGCCCCCAGTGGGCGGGTATTCAATAAGCAAGCCCGTCAAGCGCGTTACATGCGATGACGTTGCAAAACAGATTGATGACTTTTTCAAGGCAGGCGGGGAAATTGAAGAGTTGCCTGGTGTGCAAATTGAGAAAGTCAGGAAGGCCGGTGTTAGTCTGTCAGGTATTCAGCAATCCTGAAAACCCCATAGCCAATCAGGATAAACACCCCGGCAATGGATAACAATAAAAGCCATGCCGCAAGCGTTATCCACCCGGCAAGCTCAATCCTTTTTTCTGACATACAGCCTTTTGTTTTTGTCGAAAAAACGGAAAATTACCGATGCCGCAGAACACCCGGCCCCGTATATCAATAAAAACATTTCCGGGGTCATTGTCGTTAGCGTTCCGCCACTGGCGAAAAATTGAAAAATCATAAACAATTGGGCTGCTGTCGCCTGGCTGCCAAAAAATACCTGTTTTGATTTTAAGACGTGCTTTTCTGTAGCAATGTCTTTTTTTAATATTTGTGTCATCTCTTCCACCTCGCGCCCTTGCCGGGCCTGCAATCAACGTGAACGAATGTCTTGTACAGACCAAATCCATATCGGCCGCCATACTTCTGCGTCAGGTACTTGTAAACAGCCTTGGGATCGCTTACAGGCAGGTCTATGGCCATGCCGCGCATGTGGTAGCTGTTAGGCTCTCCACCCACTGCGGCGTTGTGTGATGCGCACCTGCAGCCACTTGATGGGGTTATTGGCATGCCGACAAATTCGCGCACATCATCGGCCAACTTCAGCACTTCTGGATCAATGGCTTTAAATCCACACCCGCACTTGCAAGCAATTTCATCATCTGAAAAGTATTTGCTGATTTTCATTTTTTCGACTTATCGGCCTTTCTTTTTTTGGCGTCGAATGACTGTCGGCAGAAGCTGATAATTGCAACACCTGCGCCAACCATGCCGCATATAGCTGTTATCTGTGGCTGATTCGTGCCAATCCATGCCCATAACACACTAGCGCCCGTCATGACGCTCCCAAGATATGCGCCAATGGGGATAAAAACATGGTCAGCATTATGATGCATCTTGTTGAGCCTCAGGCATGTCATCCCCTGTATAAACAACGATTCTTTCACCGTCAATCCATACGTGCTTGGGCGATTCTACCGTGTCAGCCTGCGCTTGTTTATCCTCTCCATCAAAAATATAAATCATAATTTAATTCTCAATTCTGAAGACAAAAGCATTCCCCAGTCGTTAGGGGCGGCATCATTCTTGTCACATGTCAGCGTGGTGGTTAATTCGTTTGCAGTGTTTTCTGTTATCAGTGTATAAGCCTGGCTTGCAGTCTGATAAATATTGAATGCCGTTCCATTTTTCAACTGATATGCGGCCCCGTTATTTTTAATGTGTGAATACAAAAGCGCGCCAAGGTTACTTGTTGCCATTGATAGCGTTGTTACAGTAGAGGTGCCGAGCTTTCTATTAAATACAATCGTTTGAGAGCCAGACGCATTGCGGGCAAAACTCATTTGCACGTCAGCCGTTCCTCGATCGCCAAGCAGCCCGGCAGGTATTGTCCAGCTCCACAGGGTTTTTTCTGTCACGCTGCCAGTATAGGCAATTGCCCCAACGGTTACGGTGAGTGGCGTTGCTGATGGATTGTTGTTTGGTAATGATTCACCAGTGCCTGTTCCGTAAATCGTGCCAACTGTTGCCGATGACATGATGACAAAATGATAGCCTGCCGTGATTGCTGGAGTCGTGGCGATTGCTGGAAGATAAACCCAAACGCCCATGCCAAGTGTGAGCGTTAGCGTAGTGGTTAGTGTAATTGTCCCGCTTGAGCCTGCGTTAATAGTTCCGCCTGAAGGGTCAGAAACTGGGTATTTGCAGCCCGGGATTATTATCTCCCCAGAAATAGGCTTCCATCTATTCCCCTCACTAAACCAAAGGCCCTCAAATGTTCCAGTACATAGGCATTGATACCCGTCATACGTTGCTGGGCTCAACAATAACAACTGAGAAATTGTTCTAGGTGTTAGGAATTTCATCCCAGCCCATGACATTCTTTCAACACCGAATCTATCTGTAAAACTATCTGCCGCCGTGTTCATGGCTGTATCAAAATTCATTGCATTGGCAAGCAAGTCCAACGGATGATCTGACGGCACCGCGTTATTTGTTCCGGTAGTCATTTTTTCACCTCAAAATCATGGCGCATTGTCGTCATCATCATATACCCGGCTATCGTAATTAACCGCCACCAAATTAACATTATCAAAACCGTTAGGCTTGATTTCGGTAATTAAAACCTCAAACGCATACCGCGTACTGTCACCTATCAATGCATGTGTCAATTCTTGAGAGTAGTTAATGGTTGGAGCAACCGCAAGCCCAACAGCTTTAATCAAAAAATCTGTATTGCCAGCCTCAGCAATGTACGGCCCGTCAATTGTACCATCCTCATCACGTAATGAAACTATGCTATTGCTGGTAATGTCTATCGGCTCTGTCACTGTCAGCATTACGCCGCCGCTGACGGTATCGGCCCCGGTTACGAGGCACGATTTGGCATACCCTGGAACGTCATCGGCAACGTAGCAGTACGACAGATAATTACTGACAAGACCATCTAGCTCAGTGCTGAATTCATAGCGCCAGCGCCTATATTTAACCTCGCGCCTAATACGCATGCCTATGCGCCATGCCCGCGTGCGGGATGTTACGCCATTTAATGTAATGGTCTGCACCTGCACGCCAGCATCACCTGGGAGCCTGCACTGCACCGTCTGCCGTGTCCATGTTGTGCTATCGATATACTCCACGTCCACGCCATCAATATCATCTGGCCGCACTGCTGACACTGACCGCCGCATTGGCTCTGTCATGTTCTGCGGCGTGTACATTTGCTCAAGTGTTGCGCGGTCGGCATCGCGCACTGGCTTTAATTTCCCGCCACTTATCGTCATCATTGCAAATCCTGCCTGCAATACCTGATTAATCGTATCGCGTACGGTAGATGCATCATGCGCCCAGTCGTAATAATCTCCGCGTGATGCCCATAGCGTATCAAGTGCATCCATTGTGGTCAGGTCTAACTGCGCATCAACATAGCCGATGTCTTTTGCAACGTATGCCATATATGAAATGATGCTTCTGGTTGCTGTATTGGCTGACCATGTGCTGCCTGATAATTCTGGTAATTTACGAGTGCTTTCAACAGTAATTAAATTCTCACCAGTGGCCGCTATTCTGTCGCCTGTCCTAAGCTGCAGTGTCATCGTTGTAACGCCTTCGTAACTTGTAGGGGCAACTAATTTTGACTTTAATGCATACCATTCTACGCGGTCTGATATTTTATTATCAGTTGATTCTTCACCCGTTCGCCTAACCCTAACCTCTGGCCTGATCATGTAGCCGATATCAATAACCTCAGTAAATCCCAATTGATCAAATGACTGGTATTCATAATATGTGCTTGCCGTAGTCCATGCCCCGCCAATATCAATATCTCGGTACTGTATTTGCAAATCTACCCTGCGCTTTCCAGTGCTGCCATTATCTCGCACCCTGCCAAGGCCGTTAGGGAAAAATATATCAACCTCGATTGTGTCCGTTAATTCACCGGCCGGGCATGCCGCATATGGGCCAGTCCATGTACCAAGAGTGTCAGAATAATCAAGGGCCGTCAGTGAAAGAGTTGATTCTAAATAATCAAATCCAACCCAGCCTGATTCCATAACGCCGGTATCTGTAATTCTCTCAACGGTAATTGCACTTGTTGAGGCTGTTACAATTTCATACTGAAAATTACGGTACCCTATCGCAAACTTTTGCATTCCCAACTCTAACGCATATACCGGGTCGCCATTATCATAGCTTAATCTTATTTGTGCCCTTACCGCGCCAGACCTTGGAACATAGCTGTAAATTGTATAATCACCGGCATTAGAGTTTCCCCATATTGATATTTTCATGCCGACATAAGGCATCAGTTCTGCAAAATCCTGATCTAGATCTGCCCGAATTAAAGCCCTTGCCCCGCTTCCTAACTCAACCTCATAGTCTCTAACTGTGCAAATAATAACAGTCATGCCAGCGGCCCATGCTGCCGGGAATGTTCCGGCCCCGGCTGGCATGGTGACTGTGTAATTATCAAAAATTAAACTGTCCCCGGTTGGGTATTGCTCGATTGCCGTTTCTGTTTTTATGTGCAGCCCTGCGGATCCGTTAGTTGTGCCGCCAACCTCTGGAACTGTATGCCACCAATCCGCGCATTGATCAGCCGCAAGGGAATCCCCAGGCTCATAAATCGCATAAACGGCATTGGTGTCAAAGTTAAGTATCTCTGTCCCGCCTATTTTAATTCCGTCAACAGGGATGCTGTAATAACCACGGCCAATGCACAATAATATATCAGCCCACTGTTCAGTGATGTTTGTAAAGTATCTGTGTGGCGGCAACAAATAATCAGGGGCTCGCCTAAACAGGCCGGCTTGATCTGGGATAATGTCACCAAGCCTAACCTGATTTGCCACAGCGTCAGCCATGCGGATTCCAGCGCCCCCGCCTGCAGATTTTGGCGGCTTTGGAATCTCAGGCCTGAGCCAACCAAATGCAAAATCAAATACCCTGTCCATGATTGATTTGAAATTTATCATCTCACCATAAACGCCTTGTGGGTGATAATACAAACAGGTGTTGTTAGTTATTTCCGATTCATGCCATTTTTCAAACGGGATTTCAACGCCATCAATTTTCAGGATTAACGGCTGAGATTCCCCGGCTTTATACGCTGGATATTTTCCGGCCAAGAATTCGCCAACGGTTCCAATGGCCTCTATTTCCTCAAGTGGCAATCCTGGCAAAGTGGATGGGTATATTTTAATTGTCGGCATAATAAATTACCATTGATTGCCGCCTTTCCCAATCCGTCAGCCACATCCAGCGCGGGCCGGATTTATCCACTATCTCAAGAATGCCAAGCCTGCCTGAAACCTCAATGACTAATGCTATATGCTGGCATAATTTATTACGCCAAACGGTAGCCAAGTCGCCTGCCTTTGGCAGGCTTGTAACCTTTAAGCTATCACACACTATGCCATTGCATTTTTCCGTTAGTGAATTTTTATCTATAGCATCAACGTCAACAACGCTAGGCAGCAATGGCTTTCCATACAATTCATGGCGCGCAATCCTTGCCAGCCCCCAACAATTCAGGAATGGGTATTCCCCTCCACTTGATTGCCACTTCACGTTTTTTATATAGTCGTTAATCATGATATGTAGGCAAGCCCCGGCGCGAATTCAAGGGTATATCTTAGCCTTGGCCATGCGAAATTCAAAAGGTCAAAATAAGCCGCGCTGACCTGCACTGTGCTGCTTGTAAATGTCGCGCCGATCAACGTCATCACTATTGGTGTCTCCTGCGGCTCATATAAGTCGTCAGAGGTATAGATGCGATAAGTAACAGTAATGGCATTGCCATCATTGATTGCAGCATCAATAGATTGTTGGGCAATTCCGGTCACATTATCAATGGCAAAGTTTAAAACCTGCTGCCCTGAAGTGTTTTTTTCAGGCAGTGATATTTCAATTCCGCCAGCGTAGAAAACAACTTGCTCCCCGCTGCTTTCAAGTGTTGCCGTTATATCATCATAGCCAGCGCAAATTCTAATCGGCAAAAATGACGCGCTTGATATTTCAAGCGTGGGGATTAAAACCTTACTTGCCGGGGCTGAAGAATAAATAACATCTAACACACTCACGATGGCGGCCACTCCCTGTTCATGGCGGTATCAAAATCAGGGCCATAGCTCATGATGATGGACTGGCCGTAGCGAATCCATTCCTCATTCCATGTGTCGCGCTCGAATATCTCAAGATCGCCGCTGACCTGAAATACATAAGGCGTTATTGGATCTGGCCCGTTATACATCCCAACGAATCGGCAAGTGTATTGATTCAAGCCCATTGGTGTTTTCAGGTTACACAAAAACCACTCCGCGCCATCCTCCAACATCCACCTGAAAAATCCCTCGAATATCTGTGCTTGCGGCTGCGTCAACACTGTCTCAAATGTGACCATGACCGGCACACCGGTAAACCTTCGTCGTTGCCTTGCCCTACCTGACTGCAATTCAGTGCGCTGTAATGGGCTAACGGTTTTGATTGAGTAGCCATTAATCAGCATGTTTGGCAGATGTTCTGGGTATGTAATTGTTGTCATTACGCGCCCACCCTATTAAAGCCAAAAGTATTTTGCATGGTTCGGGAAATCGGGCCGCCGCTGCGCATGTCGCCTATAATCACGTCAATAATCTCTCGACCATCTGGCGCAATGCGTTTCTTTGTAGTGGTTCCGGGTGGCGCGTTGTTTACATTGACAGTAGTTCCCATGCCTTTATTTTGCGATACACCAGAAAGCATCCTATCAAGCTTGGCGCTCGTTTTTTCAGTCACAACGCGCTCGCCTTTTTGCAATAACCATGTACCTGTTGCCGGCACCCTATCAATACCGTCATGTGCCATACCTGATAACGCTAAGGCTTGAGACATGCCAACCGTCGATGTTATTCCAGCCTGCGCTGCGACAGAATTAGCGCCTGATGTTGCCAGTGATGTCATGGCAGCGGCTGGGGCCATTGCTGATGCTATGCCTGCACCGGCTCCAGCTGCCGACGCCACGGCCTCTGCATTTGATGCATTGTCGAGCAGTGATCCAACCAATTTCATGGCCATCCATTGCGCAATGATTTGTCCTACCGCGTTCACTATGTTGCGAACCATAGACTCCGCCAATTCCTTGAATGCCTCGCGTGATGATTTTGCATCAATGATAATTGCCTCGAATGCATCACCAAAGCCTGATGAAAAGTTGTTTATTACACTTTCAGAAAGAGCGTCAAAATCAGCCAGGTTTTCTTTTGCTGCCTCAAGCCAATTTTGCCAGAAGTCATTGTTCAATTCTCCAAGCTCTTTGTTTTCTTTTTCTTTTAATTCTTTTAACGTTTCAATTCTTTCTTGCTCTGTCTGAAATGTTGCAGCGAGAATAATTTTACGCCTATCCTCATAGCTGTCTCTTATCGCGTCTTCCTCACTCTTTAAACTATCAACTATTTCTTTTGCGTTTTTATTGATCTCATCGCGTGCCTTATTCTCATCATCAAAAGACTTTATCAAATCATCTTGAGCTTTTTTTAACCTCTCCTTTTCTGCAATCTCCTTTTGTATCCCGGCAATTATATCTAACTGTGCATCACTTGCGCCTTTCTTTGCCATGTCGTAAAGCTTTATTTTTTCGGCTGTTTTGCCGAATACATCACGCTCTCTCTCAAGTTGTTCAATTTCTTTTGCTATTTCATCAGCAAGTTTTTTCGCGTCCTCTAATTGTTTTTCAGTTATCCTTTTTGATTTCAAAAGCTCTGCGTTTTTCTTTTGCTCTTCTTTCATTTGTTCTGCTGCAAGCTTTGCATTCTCCTTTGCCAACTCAATTCTCTTTTTCATTTCATCAGAAAATGAATCGCCCTCCATTCCTGATGCTATATTTTCCTTCATTTCCTTAACTGCATTGCCAGCTCTTTCACTAACGCCTTCTAATGATTTTACCTCATCATCAAGCCATCCGAATGTTGCAACATTTGCAAGCCTAGTCCAGCCCTCGATTATTTTTATAAAAAAATTATCTACGCTAATTCCAACTATTATCGCACTGCTGCCAACTATTTTAATAAGCCTTGTCACCCCACCAATGGCATCCCCAACCGCACCAAAGGAATTAACAAATATATCAGCGGCTAATGTAGCCTCACTTGCAAATGTTCCGTTAGCCTCAGCCAAGTCCAAAAACATATCTGACACTGCTGACAATGCAGGGCTAACGCTAACAGTCAGTTGATTGCCAATGCCTTGCAACGCCATCGGAAACCGGCCTAATTTATCTTCAGCGTCGGCAATTTTTGAAACATCAATTTCTGACAAGTTAAGCCCAAAGGCATTAACCTCACGAGCTGCCATCTTCAACGCTTCTGGGTTAATCTTTGATATAGCAACACCTGACTTGCTGCCGAATAACGTAGCCGCAACCGATGCCTGCTCGAGTGCTGGTATCTGGCTTTTTATTGCTTCATTTATTGCTGATATGCGTTTATCTAACGGCATATCCATAAGTGCAGATGCTGACAGCCCAAGCCTATCTAACGCCTTGGCTTCGTTTGTTGTTTCGTCTGCGGATTTAGATAAAGCGAGAGTCAGTTTGCGGCTTGATGCCGCCATCTTTTCAGCACTAATGCCCGATAAATCAGCGGCCCGATTAGCAACAGCAAGACCGGCATAGGTTGTTTTTAATTGATTGGCTAAATCATTCTGCGCAGCAATTTGATCCATGGTTGCTTTGACAAAATATGCGGCCGTTGCAATGGATGCCGCTGCAAATAGCTTAGAGGTCGATATGGCAGAATCCATGTCCTTTTTGAATTTGCGCTTGAATTTTTCCGTGTCGCGCTCGGCCTTTGACATGCCGGCTGTCCATGACGCTGTCTTGGCAATTAAATCAAGTGTTAATACCCCAAGACTACGCGCCATAAATCACCAGTTTGCCATCGCTTCTTCAAGTGTAACCTCAACCACATCTGCATGTGGCGTGAAGTCATCCGCAGTATATGCGTTAGTGCTGGCTGATCTGTGTGCGTTTGCATACATTGCAGCTATAACGGCAGTCCTTTGCTCAACCCTAAAGCCTATGTTTAATGTGCCGCGCCTGTTCCTGTATTGTATCCATTGCAGGAATTCAGCATAAGGCATGCGCTCTTTTGCCTCGGCAATTGTTCTCCCTCCAACGCCGCACAAAACAAGCTCATGCCACATCTCATCCTCTGAGTCTAGCTCGTCTTTTTTTTACCGTTTACCTCACCAATTGCCGACAGTAGCGCAATCGTTAGGCTTGAACATAACGGGCCGCGCTCTGGGTCAGCATCGCCGGTTATATCGCCTGGCGTAAAAATAGCATGTCCGTCAGCATCACAAATGCTCGCGGCAATCCTCGCGGCAATGTGATCTGTTTTTTCAACACCTGAAACAATGTCAGCAACTGCGGTTGCATAGGAAAGTTGCCTAACATAAACGGTTGCTTTTCTATCCTCGCCGCCGCTATTCCACTCGATTTCCTTTTCAACAGGCCGGCCAGTAAATGCGCCGGCTGTTTTCAAGCTATCAATGCTTATTGTTTGCGTTGCCATGTTCCACTCGCATTATCGCCAGTACGCTGGATTGGAATGTTCGCATTAACCACGCCACCCAATGGGAACGCTGTAGGGAAGTCTACAATGTAGCCGCTGAATGTGTACCATGTGCGTGTAGTAGGCAATACAGGATTAAGCGCACTGTCTGCCGTTGGTGTAGATGTGCCATCTGACCAGCCAATGATCCAGTTTAACGTCTTATCCGTATGATCAGCCGGGTTTTCCTGGAAAAGCTCGAATAGCCGGCGGTGGGAGTTATTCTGCGGCTCAAGATTTACCGTCATTGTTGCTTGCCCTGGCGCCCTCAGGCCCGGGGTGTTTTCCCGCGTGTAATCATTAATTGTAGTCGTATCAATACCCTCAATCGGCGATCCGCCAGGGTTAAAATCTGTAACCTGCTGTATCTGTCTTGGTTCATCAGTTTCTGGATCAACAAACCAAACTTGAGTACCCTGCACTAGACGTGGCATGTTTTTTACCTCTTTGTTATTGACTTTTACGCTTGCTTTAATATAACACTATTCACGGGTAAATACACCCTCACACGTAAACCCAAAAACAAACAGATTTGTTTGAAAATCTTTGCCTTGGTCATTCCAAGAAATCACGTACATGCTTTGCTCAATAACATCGCGTATTGCCTGTGTCGCATTGTTGGCAGTGGCTTCACTGGTAGCAAAAACATCAAACTGTATTGATATAGTATCCTCTGTCGGAATATCTCCTAATGAGTTTTCAGGAGTACCGCCAACAATACGCCAAACGGCATACGGTGCCTGCGTACCCTGTGGCGCTGAGCCATAAGGGTAAACCCTCAATGGATTGCTTCCAAAGAATGCTGTGACTCTAGAGTCAGCAGAAAGCAGCGAATAGATAGCTGGCCCAATCATTTTGCAACCCTCGATGCTTGTCTGATTTTGCGGTCGATGTATTTATCAAACCGCCGGGAGAATTCCATAATTGCTGCGCTGGATTTTGCCCTCATGGCAACCTCCAAAAAACTACGCCCGGCAATGCCTTTTTTTGGTACGCCAAACTCCACAAAGCGCCAATACCACGTGTCGCCACCAGGGTTTCCTTTATCGCCGCCTGTGTAATAAGTGCCTGTTTTACCTTCCCTGATATTACGCCTTGTTTTTGCGTATTGTTTGGCTCCACCCATAATTCCAACTTGAAATACTGTTTCTCCAGTCTGCTTGAATCTTTTTGTCGATGCCCTGACAACAACATTCTTCCATATTTGCTCGCCTGTTTTTGGATCATCTACTGCTTGAGCATTAGATATTGCCTCTACTTTTATTAAATCAGCCGCAGCCCTTAACGCCGTCCTGGCACCTTTCACTTTGACATCGCCATTCAATAGCTTCAGCTTCAACTCAATGCCATTCATGCCTTCTAATTTATATTCAATGGCCATTTAGCATTTCTTCCTTTTCGGCATTCCACACATAGTCATGCAATCCCTCCGGCCTGTTGTCAAACCATGGGCCGCCAAGTGTGTAATGGGCAACAATTAAATCTTCAGGCATTGGCTGCACGTCTACCAGCCAGTTATAGCCAGTGGGTAGCTCGCCTATCTCTGAATCGTGCAGCCAGTAAAAGGCGTGCAGATCACGCCCAGGCCTGCGGTTTATGTCGTCAATGGATAGCCGCCGATTAGCAGGATGGCCACAATTAAACGCCATGAAGGATGACCAATTCTTTCTGCTGTATTTCGTCTGGATACAATTATCCATCTTTATGCCTTCATCGCCGGCATGCTTATGCTTTACACACATAACCGCATATTGGCTGGCCAGCAATGGCAATATCTTGTAAATGTCATCAGCAAAAATCATGTCGCAATCCATGAATATTGCCCAGCCGTTTTGATGAATCAATGGCACCAAAAACCGCGAAACTGAAAACTCTGTAGAGAATGGCGCATCACTTACAACGTCATGCATGCCGATGGTATGGCGGGTAATCAAACCTTGCGCCTTTAACTTGTCTAGCTTCAACGGCACGATATTAACCGGCTTGCTTGCGTATTTGCGCAACGTGTAGCAGCAAACGTCAAACGCTATCTTTTCTCGCTCATCATAGCCGATATACACCGTCAGCATTTTATTGCCTCCACCCTGAAATCTCTGTTTAGTTTTCTTCCATGCCATTCCGGTGGCTTTTCTTTTATGTCAGTAAATCCGGCCTCTTTTAAAAGCGGCTTAATTGTTTCAAACGTCCAGCCCCACTTATGGCACATGAGGGGATCTTCCAATGTCTGATCGCCGTATATTGGCCACATGGCAAACTGATCATTCATGCCATGCAGTAAATTCTTGGCAGCCTTAAACACATCCGGCATTTCAATAATTATTTGACCCCCTGGCTTTAATAATCTAGCCCACTCTTTCAATACTGCCGGCACTTCCCACCGGTAAAAATGCTCAAGTATATGGACTGACAAAACAACATTGGCAGATGCATCAGGCAGTGGAACGTCAGATACATCGCAGAATATATCCGGGTCACGCGGCGCTTTGGGATGCCGCACCATGTCGCAATTTGTCCATCCATCAAGTACATGTTTTCCGCAGGCCAAGTGTATTTTCATTTATAGACCGTCGAGTGTTTGTCGGTAAACCAATCTGGTTTTTCTTTTGTATAATAGTATAGCGCAATACTACGCCTGCACATATTTTCAGGGCATGACAGCGGGAATGGATGCCCATGCCATGATGTTTCTGACGTATTAAATATGACAGCCCTGCCGGCAATCGGCTCTACCATAACCTCCATTTTTTCACCAAGTAATAACTGCCCGCCAAATTCAGGTAGCCAATTTTTATTCAGGTAGATTAACAAATTAACGCGGCGATAAAGAGGCCCAGGCAATTGATTAAAATCAACATGCATACCAAGGAACCCGCCGCGCCTAATTTCATGCAGCCCGCCGCCGCGCAATTTCTTATCTGGAATTAAATTAGGAATTCCGGTTATCGACTCGAGTCTTGCAATAAATTCTTTTGAATTAAGCCATCGGACAAGGCGCTTTGCTGCAGTCGGCAATCTCGTTGAAAATCTTTTTATTGATGTGTCTTTTGAAATCGAACCCATCTTTTTTGGCCACTCTGCCAAGATGTTATCAATCTCAACGACTGGAATAAAATCATCAATGATCACATGGGGGAATGGGTCATTTATCATCTTTCATTTTCTCAATGGTGGCATTGGCGAATTTCATCATATCTCGTGATTCATGTGGCGCCCAATTAAACCATGCTACCTTTGCCAAAAAATCCAATCTCTCATCTCTGGTAAGGTGTAGTTCCCTTGATATTTCGCCTGGGTAAATTGCAGCCCCTACGCCATCCGTGCAGATGGCTGGAACGCCATGTATACAAGCATCAACGCTCACGTTAGAATGATTTGAAACAACAAGACGGCATCCTGTCAACCATTTTTTAATATCGCCCTCATGCGCAACAATGCACCCTGATATAGTTTCTACGCCCCTTGGTTTTGGCCTGAATGCAACGGGAGTAAGCGGGTAGAATTTATTGATCTTTGCTACCATGCCCTTTTCCCAAGTCATATCATTATGGCCCAAAAACGCCTTTGATTTTCTGCCAAGGCCACACAATAAAATATGACCATCTTTGTCATAGGTATCTAACAGCTTAATTCTGTTTTGATTGAATCTTGAGGGGTCATTGGTTGCATGCTTCAGTATATTCTGCGGGTGCCATTCATTGATTGAAAGCCTTGCATGTGATCGCCTGTAGCCATAATCTCTGCCAAAATATCCTATATCAAGAATGATAACATTCCTACCAGTCGCCCGATGCTCTTTAATTGCTTGTTGCTGAACCTTGCCGCCATATCCCCAAAGTACAAGATTTTTGCATTTACCTTGATATGAATTGGTGATAATTGATCGAGTGGAATTTGCAATTTCTTTTAAAAAGAATTGCGCCCTGTCTGGGTTGGTGTTCAGTATTAAAACCTCGTTTTCAACCATTCCAGATATTCAGCCGCAACTGCCTCTATTGAGTAGTGTGTTTTTTTATTCTTGTATTCATTGGCCAATGAAAGCCTGTAATCATGGTCAGCAATTCTATCAAACGATTTTGCCAAGTCTGTAAATAAATCAACTCTTTCAAACCTAACGCCATACTCAAGATACCCGCATTCAGGTAATGCAATAAATGGTGTCAGTGATCCGATAGCATTTGAAAACTTTACCCCTGATTTCCAGTGGTCGCTTGCATAATTTCGCCACTGGCCGCCGCGCACCCCAATCATTGCATCACACGATGCTATATTTGCTGGATTAATATCGAATTTCCACCCGCGTGATTTACACTCACGCAAAATAAATGGCAGCCATTCTGTTATGTAATGTGGCGCACCTTCATAACCAATAACTCTAACGTCTTTCCTTATTTGATTTTCTTCAATGCTTGGCCTGTAGTGGTGCCGCAAACTCCAGCTTGCTAACACATCATCTTCCATCTTTTGCGTTGCTGCTATCGTGTACTTAAAGCCGCGCATCTTTTCCTTTACATATTCAAAATAATTCCCGCGTTGCATTGGTTGAGGCCAGCAATCAACAACATCAAAAACACTATTGCCAAAATTAAGCGCCGCGCTTGTCGGCCTTTTAACGCATATACAAACATCATACCCTTCCAAATCTTTTGCCATTGCATTGGGGATAACATCGGCGCCAATGGCTCGCCCCAATTGCTCCCCGCGAACCTTCCAACTTCCTGATTTGCCGTTGCCAGTTATTACAATGCGCATAGTTTACCTATCGCCTCGCCACTTTCTATTTCATCCAGTGTCCACATCGCGTCATATATTTTTTCAAACGCCTTTTGCCTATCCGGCTTTTGAGGAATTTCAAAATTAGCCTTGCTGATATGTGTTGCTCCATCTTTCGCTATCCAGTTTTTAAATTCATAAAATACCGGGATTCCTTCAGCCATTGCCTTGATTGCCGCACCGCTGCCCCACGTTATCACGTAAATTGCACTTTTAAGATCATCTAACAAAGGAACGCAATCTCTAACGCCTGGGTGCATTCTAGTCCTGCATTTAACCGGGAGATTTAATTCCCAGCCGTTTGGCATGGCCACTCCGGCAGGGCCTATGCCGCGCTGTGGCAATGCCACAACCTCTTTCCCCACATTGCGGTATGGCTTTAATTCTTGGCCATAATAACGATACCTGTCGCCATTGCTGCATGGCCATCTTCCTGCACCATTGTGCTGGTCGCGTGACAATGCATACCATACATTCCCGGCGTGGCTTTTGCCCATATAGCCATTTTCAGCAACCAGCACATTTGCGCCGGCTGACTCGAATTGCTTTGCTAAATTATCGCTTTGCCCGTATCTATTCCAAACTATAACGACATCATCAGGTGTTGGCCTCGCAATGCTTGAGACGACAGTATACCCGTTAGCCTTCAGGCCATTTTCAAAAGCATGTCGCCGATAATTTGGCGAGTCTTTAAGATTTACTACTGCGCGCACAATTCAGCCTCTAGCGTTGAAATTCTAAATGCCTTTAATTCTGTATAACGCGAACAATTCACGATCTTTTCTTTTTCTTTTATTTCATCAAAATGGGCATGCCATCTTTTTACCCTTTCTTCAACCGGGTTGCATAGCGGCAATTCATGCGGGCCATGCCAGTGTATGCCATTCTTCAGGCTGCAATCATAGCCTAACAGAATTACTTTATCTGCCTTGAGTTTATCAATGGCAAACTCTATCGCCCGTTTTCCGCTGTTCTGCACACCCCTGTATGGGCCGTGTACATTTAATCTGTGATGCTGTGCTACATTTTCAAGACATGTCCATTTTTTAGCGTCTGTAGTTATTTTCTTTTCGTTCTCTCGCCACCATCCCGGGTCGCCTGCGTAAATATGCTTTGCGAATGCGACCATTTCCCAAGTGTTGTTGATTGCCACTGTTTCAATCCCTGACTGCCTTACAATGTCGCAATCTTCGCGGGTTAAGCTTGGGCCAGATGCTATACAACATATAACCCTCATTCAAAAATAATTCCACGCTATTGACCCAGAAACTGAATTACTTCTTGCATCAACCAAGGTACAGATTGCAGGCCCGCCAATCTGCGCGCAATACATTGCAAAGGTGTTTGGTGTTGCGGCGAGTGCTGCAGTTAATATATGGCTATTAACAGGTTGGCCATTTTTGTATAGCCATACCGTTCCGTATGTCCCAGCATTTGAATCGACTGCTATTGAATATTGCGCTTGATCATCGTAGTCGAATTCTATTAGCCCTGTATTGTCAGGTGTAATTAAATTCCCCACTCGATAGTAGCTATTCAGCCCGCTGCGGTGCAATGCAAACCCTATTGCCATAGTTGGCGGATACGTTGCAAAGGCAAAATAATAAACTCCGCCCTGATCAAATGAAGGGCCAATAATAGTACAATCTTGCTTTGTTCCGCTATATATGAATTCTTGCTGTGTAACTACAATGCCGCCACTTCCGGTAAATTGCGCAGTGTAGTCAGTTAATATCTCAGCACTTGCCCCATTGCTTGTGGTCAACACTACCAACGTTGGCGGGTCTATGCTGTCAGTCTCCAAAACCTCACTGACTGGAATTGTCAGCCATGTTTTTCCGGTTTCAAGATCTGGCAAAATGCCATGGATGTTAAATGTTTTACCCATGCCTATTATGCGCATTTTAACATTTAATCCCGGCCTGTTTCTTATCGTAATTCTGGCCACAATTTCAGATTGCATGGCATTTGATGATACAAATTCCTTTGCCGACAAATAATGGATTTCTGCCGGCACAGTACTACAGCCGGTTACAGTTTGCCATGCGTCAACCATTCCGCCGGTTGTGGAGTCTTGCGTTTGCACTGCATGCTGAATTTCAACAACATGGCGCAATCTTCCGGCATTTATTCCCATGTCTACCTCAGTGCAGGGTCGCGCAATGAATACAGCATTGCAGTTACATCGTTAGGCAACATGCCAAGCTGGAATGCGCCATCAGGATTCACGTCACGATTTTTAAACATGTACCCAACCAATAACATGCATGCCGCCTGCACTTTGTAGGGTACTCCAATTGCCACGCCATTACTGTCATTTACGGTTTCACCCATAGAATCAGTAAAAGAATCTGCGCCGTTTTTCAGATAGTCGATTATCATTTCGCTGGCCGCATTTATTTGCAGCGTGATATAACTGTCATAGGTGGTGAAGTCTATTCCTAAATGCACCTTTATATTATCAAGGCTTACTAGCATTTATTTGCACCCCACTCACTAAATCCTTGCCGTCTTTCCCGTCCTTGCCATCGCGCCCCTTTTTGACAGCCAGCGTCCAGCCTTTGCTGCCGGTTTCGCCAGGCTTGTCAGATGTAATTTCATTACAGTGCCACAGGCTGCCGGCCCATGTAACGGCATCCCCGGGGGAGTATCCGCCTGGCATAAACACGCCGCGATAAATTAACGCTGGAATCTCTACTGATCTTTCAATTATTTTGCCATCTGACAAAACAGACTTAATGCTTATGCCGCGCTCGCTAACTTGCTGAATATCTAACGATGCAACACCGGCCACAATGCATTCCCATCCCTTCATTTCATCAGTACGCTGATACGCTCGCCATAGTCCGTTGTTGTGGCTTGCATATGTGCCTCGCGGGTATGATTTTTCAGCATCGATGGCCGGCATTATTTCAAGCTCTAGCGCGTCTTTTCCATCATTGCCATCCTTTCCATTTATGCCGTCACCGCCTTTTTCCCCGTCTTTGCCATCCTTTCCATTGGTGCCGTCTTTCCCGTTTATTCCATCGGCTCCCTTTCCTCCATCATTGCCATCCTTTCCATCACGACCATCTTTGCCATTTTCAACGACAACGTGCTTGGCAATTTCTACAGCCGTTGGGATCTCGCGCAACTCTAACGCCTTTACCCTTTCTGACAAGCCATCAATGCTTTCGGCTACAAATTTTTTAATTGCCGCAGCCATGTCGGCCATGTGTTTTTTTACATCTTCAGATTTCAATTTCAAACCCCTTGATAATTTCGGCCATGAATTGCTTCATGTCATCTTCAGGCGCTTCAATGTCTTCAGGCTCAGGTTCTTCAGGCTCGAATTTTTTAAGCGGATCAAGCATTGCATTTATTCCTTCAGTGCTTAATGTCGGGAATGCCGCAGCGATAACGGCAGCGGCTGAATCAGCGGGAAGTTTACCCTGTGATACAAGAATTATAATTTCATTCAAGGATGCAATCTGCGCGCCATTTAATGCTGTTTCTTGTACGCTTGTCGCGGCATCCTCAGTCATGCCATCTTCTGGTGTCGTCGATTCTGTGGATAACGGATTTTTACTGTCGCGCTTAGCTAATGCTGCAAGGCTGTAATTCTGTTGCTGCATATATACCGTGTCGCCGCCTTCAATTGGCGGGAGGTTTAACTTTGCGCGCCCATTGTTTGGCGTGAAAACTGAAGCATCAATTCCTATCTTAATTGTCTCAAGTTGCGTCTTTGCATCCATTCTAAATAAGCCAGAAAGGTCTAGCTCTATGCACTCGCCGGATGAAACACCAAGGCCATAATCTAACGCAATTTCCATATCTTCAATGTGCCGTTGCAAACATTGCGTGTAATAATCCTGAGTCAACGCTTCAATGTTATTATGCGTTGGCATTGTGCCAAACCCAACCTTGTACGCGGGGACATGATACGCGCTACAGACAGATTCTGCTGTCCATTTAATTTGATCAATTAATTGCGCATCAACAGCTGTCATCCTGAATGGCTCGAATTTCAAGCCATCGCCCATGACCATGATCTTGCCTGAATTCGCGCCCGTGAAATTACTTTCAAAATAAGCCTTCAAACGCGCTGCGGTTTCATCTGAAATCGAACCTGGGGCCGTTAATCCGCCGCCTGGCTTAGCCCCATTTTCAAAGAATTTTTTGGAGTCGCTTATTATGCTTGCGCCGGCATTTGCTGCGGTTCCGCAGGCATACAACGGGGATACGCCAACTAACGGATGAAATAAGCAATTCATCCTGTCGTGAATTATTTCAGATGCTGGAACGGTTACTGCTTGCTGAATTCCTGCCAACTCGCTGGCATTTAATTGGTAATAAACATCGCCGGAATTAGTGACCAAAACCGATACTTTTTCAGGGTCGATTATGTAAAGCCTGGTGACAATTCCTCGATTATCCCTTCCCTTTAAAATGTATGTGTTGCCCCGAATTAATTTTGACAGCATCCACCATTCTTTAAACTGTATGTGGTTTTGGTAGCTGTTAGGCTTGCGCAATACACTCAATAAATCAGATGATTTATTTTGTACATAAATCCCGTCTTTTGTTTCACGCATTACCATAGGCGTTAGCTTGGCAATGTCTGAAGATATTAATGATATGCAAGAATAAACTGGCGGGTAGGCCAGTACAGTATCCATCCGCCATTCATCATTGTTTTGCCATGCTCCGCCGTATGGCTCGCGAATAATAGGAAACCATCCGCCTCGACCGTCAACCGGGGAAAGTGTCTGGCTTTTCCTGATTTCAAATCCGAATGGCAACCTCATTAATTTGTTCCGATGTTTTGTGTATTTCGATTTATCGACAATGGCGGCCTGCCACGGCCTCGCCTAACAATGTCATTATGCGGCATTTCTCTAGTCAAAACTTCAGGCTTTTTTGCAATAATCGCCGGAGCATCCTGAACAATTTCAACATGGCCAGTCTTTAATAAAAAAGAGGCCAATTTATCGTTGGCCTCAAATACGGTTCCTACTTTTTTGCCGGAATACCCGACAATGACTTTCAGTGTTTTCATCACTCACCTGTTTTTGTTTTGCCATCCTTGGCTAGAAAAATCAGCTACCCCAACGCACTTGATCAATGCGCACAACACCAGCATCACGCCTGCGCTTCCAGTTGATATAACGCTCGGCACGGATGGCCACGCTGTTAGTCTGGAACATACTGACCATTGTGGTGGCGGTGCCTGTTGAGCTGTTGTTAGTCGGGTTATCCAACATTTGCAACGATGCTTCGCGGCTAACGTCAATGGTTATTCCACCGTCATCAGCAAGGAAGATGTCAGATGCATTAACCAACACGACATACGAGCCGCTAGAGTCATCAGGAACATACTCTGACACAATAACTGGCAGACCTTCAAAAGTTCCGCCAAGCATTGTCAGCTCGGGGAATTCTTTCTGGCCAAGCGCGTTACGCATCAAAGACAGAGCCAGTGCTGTGGTGGCCTGCATGATCCATACACCGGTAGTTGGTGTGATGTTCGCGGCAATGAAATAAGCCATTGCTGCTTTCACGTCAACACGTATTGCATCGGCATCTACACCGCTGGAAATTACACGGCTAACGCCATTGGTAATCGAGGCAGGTGATACGTTTGCGGTTTCTGATTTCTCAGGGTCAATAAAGTCGGTATCAATACGGCCAATCAATGCACCGGCCAATGAATCCCTTACCAGCATTTCTGCCGAAGGATTGCTGAATCGAACCAACTCATCGGACAGAACTGCAATGTTAGCTACTTTTGCAAAGCCAAGGTAGGCATCGGTGAAATCAAACTTGGTCAGCGGCTTAGGTGCGCCCTGGCCCACCCAGTAACCGGTGCCGCCTGAAGACTGGCCACGGATATGCACGTTGAATGGAATCTGGCGCAATGCCGGAATGCCACCTGTGCCAAACTTGCCGATGATCGTTTGCGGCCGCAGATACTCGATAAAGTCGCCAGCAAACTGGTTGTAGGCAACTAACGGGCTTGCCCATGTTGTGCCGGTTGTTGTGCCTGCTTCAACCGCTGCCTTGAGCGTCAGGTTGATCGCCTCATCATGCGGGAAGCGCGAAGCGGCAATGGATTTTGCAGTGTGTAAATCACCCTTGGCCGCGCCAAGGCACATTGCATAACGCGCAAAGCGAATGCCCTTTTCCAGCTTCTCGGTGTATTTAGGAGTAGCCGGCACAGTAGTGCGTGTCGCCATACCTGAGACGTCAGTAACAACAGTGGCTGATTTCAGATTAATTTCTTCCAGATCTTTCAGCCTGGTTATTTGGTCATCAATGGCTTTCAATTCTAATTTCAATGTGTCGAAAGATTCGCTTTCTGACGCATCAAGGCCACGGCCTTCACCGGCTGCCTTTTCCATCAAGGTATTCATTTCAAGCTGTTTTGTTTTGCGGGATTCTTCAAACCCTTTGATTTGCTCTTGAATGTTCATGTTTTTTGCCTCCAACGGCTTTGGTTTTGTGATGCGTGCTATTACTTGTTTTTCCGAAACGCCGGAGGATGGTTTAGTTGGTACTTCAACGGCATTGCCTAACGCGGCGGCCATGTTTTGCTGATCAAAAGATTTAATGCTTAGAATGGTTGCGTCGGCATTTGCCGGAATGGTAACAAGGGATAATTCAAGCCAATCCCATTTTGTAAAGTGGATGCCGCCATTATCTAGGAATGCGTATTCAATTGGCCGGAATCCGATTGATAAGCCCCGGACTAGATTTAATTTCAGCGACTGCCAAGCTTCCTCAAGCCTTGCTGCCAGGCCCGCGGGAGCATCGGCTTTTGGTATGTGGCCCTTGACTTCAATTCCATTTTTTGTTGGCCTTGCTGTGATGACTGTGCCAACTGGCATCAATTTGTCATGCTGCCAAAGCAGCGCAATCGGCAAACGATATTCGGCGCCTTTTGGCTCAACAATATCATTCATCCGGTCAGTCGCCGGAGTGGATGCTATGCCGGTGAATTCCCGTTTTTCGTCGTCAAATGCCTTGATTTCAATAGTTGAATAAATGCGCTCAACTGATTCAGCAAGCTGTTTTAGCTCCACCATGGAAACCCTTTTTTATCTATTGTCAATAAGGTTACCATAAAAATTAACTATTGCAAATCCATTGCCTATAGCAAAAATCAATTAGACAACAAACATTTGAAACTTCTTTTTTGCAGACGCTGGATTTAATCCCATTAACGTTGCCGCCGCGAAAAACGCCATTAGCGGGTCAATTTTTGCTGACCCGCTGACCTGTTTGGTAATCAATACCCCATTTGCCCGCTGCTCTAACCGGGCGTTGCCTACGCACCAATTCATCAATGGCTGGTCAGCATGGGCCAGCGTTCCATCCGCCAACTTGCGTTCTGCTGTTTTTATTGCCCCACCTAATTTCCACCCTTGGGAGACGCCAACCACCCTATCGCTTGGCACATTTGCCGCGTCCAGCGCGTCAAGAATTGAACCAATGCCAGCTGGGTCAACCCCGATTTTATCAAGCAACTCCAGCGCGTGAACTTCAGAAACAATCTCTACCAGTTCATCTATGTCTTGCCCAGCCCTTTCAACAATAACTAAATCACCATCCCTTGCCATGTCCTTCAGTCTTGCGGCCTCTGACTTTCGCCTCTCAAGCACTGACGAATGCGCCCACGCCATAGACCATGACAGCCATTGTTTTGTTTCTTGATGCCGTCCAATTATCGTTAGCCCTAACAAGTCATCCAAGCCGCCGCCATCAATGCCGACCGCTATCACTTCACTGTTTTGCAGGATGTATTCCCGCGTTATTTCCTTGTTTGCTGTTTTCTCCCAAAACTCAGCGCCGGGCCAGCGGTTATTCATTAATGCAACGCCCACCTCAACATTTAAATGCTTGGCCATGAATCCATTAACTGACTCTTGTCCGGTTTCAATTGCAACCTGGTAGCCGCGCTCTAAAAATTCTACATCCACTGACCTGCCAAGATTTGGATTGACTAAGCCAAAATTACTAAATTCTTTATGACCGTCATTGTCAAGTATGGATTTTGGGAATTCATATAGCACGGGGAGGAATCTTTTATCTACAATAACGCCATCTCTAACATTCCTGCCATACTGCAATTTATTTAGGAATACCCCGGCTGGAGGCTTATCTGACTGCGTTGTGAGGTAAATAATGCAGCCCTCAGGCCGTGATGCAAGTCCGCCGGTCGCCTCCCTTAACATATTCTCAGCGTTAGCCATGCTGCCAAAAAGATGCAATTCATCCACCAGAATATAGGATGCCTTTTTCCCGCCTACCGTGTTGGAATCCGCCGCCACCACTTTCAATGTCGCGCCAGTTCCCCGGTGTGTAATCGTCTTTATATGCTCCTGCACGTGCAATAATGATGATAAATCTTCATCGTGCCTGATCATGTCGCGGCATGGATTAAAGCTGTTGTCGGCAACCTCTTTTGTTGGCGCGAGAATAATTAGCTCTGCTGATGTTCTCCAGTTCCTTATCAAAAGTGTTAGCATTATCCCGGCAGCTAACGTTGATTTCATGTTTTTCTTTGGTATTAAAAGCTCGAATTCCTTAATCTCGCGCCTTCCAGACTCTGAGTCGTAAGAGCCGAATACCGCGCCGGAAAACTCAAACACCCACTCGCCGCATGCCTCGCCAAATGTCGGATGACCTGCAATGTCAACAATTTTCAGTTGGCGTAAAACGTCATTGCCCGCCTGTGATTCTTCTGGGTAGAGCGGGGGAAATGGTATCAATCCCTGCCCATTTATCAGCCTATTCTCCCAGTCTGGGCATGCGGTCGACCACTGGGCCATTATTTGACGGCCTTAAGTTGACCAGGCGCAAGCGCCACGCCGAACCTGTTAGCCTGCACATCTTTTGCCTTTTTGTCTTTTTCGTCTTTTTTGTTTGCCACTTCAAGCCTCGGGTGGCGGTATGGCGCCAGTGCCTTGGCCGCGTCAAGCCGCAGCTTTGGATCTTGCATTGGGTCGCTTATGACCGACTCCATGTATTCCAGTGGGTCAATCGACGCTGTTTTTGGTAACGCTGGCGCAATGGCAGGCACGGGCGGCGGTGTGTCCGGCGCGACTGACTCAGCCGTGACCTGTACAGACTGCGGTGTGTCGAGCCGGGCCATGTAGGCCAAAACGCCAGGATCTTTTGATAGCCTCGCTGCTGTCTGAGATGCGCAACTTGCCGCATATCCAGCCGCTATTGCTGCCTCTTTTTTCCGCATACCTGCCCGTAAACCATCAACATACGCCTTTTTCTGGCTGTTAAATGCCATGTTTGCCCCTTATTAAGGATTATTAATTACAGCGTAGGTCAGTTATCAGTAACTTACAAGACAGCATTTTGTCCAAATGCG